GATTTAATTCAACAAGCTATCGCAGGTTATGAAGCTGTAACAATTACAGACTCAACTACAACTACTTTAGTAATGTCAAACGCTGCATTATCAAATGCACGTAATATGGTAATTAAAATTGCATCAATTACTTTAACAGGTGCAACAACAGTTACTATTCCTGATGGAGTAGAAAAATTTTATATTTTTGATTTAACTGCAGTTACAGGTGTAACAAACTTAACAATTAAAACTGCAAGTGGTACAGGATTTACAGCAGGCGAAGCTAAAATTGTAGCCGCTTATTCTGATGGTACAAACTTAAATGAAATCGCACTTAACACTTTAGGTGGAACAATTGGTTCTGCTCAAATTGATGATAACGCAATTACATCAGCTAAGATTTCTGCAAACCAAGTTACTACTGCTAAGATTGCAGACAACGCAATCACAACTGCAAAAATTTCTGCATTACAAGTTACTGCAGACAAAATTGCAAACTCAACAATCACGGCTGCTAAATTAGCAACAGACTCTGTTGGCCCTGATCAATTAATTTCAACAGGTGTTACAGCAGGATCTTACACAACTGCAAACATTACAGTTGATGCTGACGGAAGAATCACGGCTGCGTCTTCAGGTGCTGGGGGCGATGGTGGTTATATTTTTACAGACGGATCTGGAATGAATTCTGGAGTAACAGCCACATTTACTGCTCAACCTGCGGCAACAGGAGTATTAGTTTATTGCATAGGTGCAGGAGGAGGTGGAGGTGTGATGGTTATGACTCCAGATGCTGGAGGAGAGGGCGGTTTCGGAATTTATAAAGCTTCAATAAGTGCACCATACACACAACCTTATATAGTAGGTGCTGGTGGTAATGGTGGTCCTACGGGGCCCCAAGATGGTCAAGCAGGTCAATCATCTAGATTTGGTCCAGCTCCGTCTCCATTAATAACTGCAGGTGGTGGCGGTGGTGGTAGTAGAGGTGGGAGTAGTATGGCAGGACCTTCAGGTAGTGTTACTGGAGGAACCTATGATTTAACTTTATCTCCAGGAACTAACGCAAGAAGAATTAAAGCATTTGTTGGTGGTGCTGCTCAATTTCATCCAACTAATTCTTCCTTAACCTTTTTCGGAGTGGGTGGAGCTGCTGCTAATCCAGGTGCTCCTGGAGGTCCAGGTGTAATTGCAATTTACGAATTATTATCTTAGGAAATATTTATGGCATATGTGATAACAAACAAACAAAAAAGTATTAGTTTTATTTCAAAAAATTTAATACAACTACAAGGACAATATTCTGGTTATCAAACGTACGAAAATGGTATTGAAGGTCATTTAATTACTATTTCTGATGCTGATTTTACTTCAGTAGTTGCGAATGAAAAAAAAATTACAGTAAATGAAGACCTTTCCGTAACATTAACTGATATTACATATGATGCAAATAATGTTTTAGGTTTTGCTTCAAAGCAAGAATTAGATAATCATATTAATTTTTTGAAAGAACGATTAAAAGATGTTATTGAAAGAAAAATATCACCTAGTTCTTATAAAGATGAACTTATTGCTTATAAAACATTACTTGAAAATTTAGATACTGCTTCTATAAGCTATCCTTTAGCTATGACCTTAGAAAGATATTTAATGAATCAAAATCAACCTGTTATAAGCCCTTTACAAATAATCTAAATTATATTAAAAGCTTTTATGCTTTTAAATTCTTTTATTTTACAAATTCCAAATTTAATTAATCTTAAAACTATTTCAACTTTAATTAGATATTCAAATACTAGAACCTTTCAAAAGGCTGCGGTTGGTAGCGATCGATATGTTGTAAACGAAAAAATTAGAAAGGTTGGGCGTTATCTGCTTTCTAACGCAAGTAAATCTTTAACGGATTGTCATTGGAATAATTATTTAAATAATAGAATAACTACTTTAATGAATGAATACGTAACTAAACTAAACTTATTAAAATATACTGGTGTTATAAAAAATACTAATCAAATAGAAATCTTAAAATACGAAGAGACAAATCATTATGATTTTCATGTAGATGGTGGAACAGGATTTGATAGAATATTAAGTGCTATATTATTTTTAAATAATGATTATCAAGGAGGTGAGTTATCCTTTAAAACATTAGCGGATGATAAAGAAACTATATTCAAACCAATTCCAGGTAGTTTAATAATTTGGCCAAGTAATTTTTTATATCCACATTGTGTAAAACCAGTAACTAAAGGAACTAGATATTCAATAGTTGCGTGGGCATAATGATTGGTAAAGATTTTAAATATAAAATAATTAAAAATTTCTTAACACAAGAAGAAATTGATATAGCAAAAAATTATTTTATAATGAAGCATAGAGTTAACTTTACTGAGTTTGATGAAAGTCAAATGGCTACAAGCACTTGTGATAGTTATTGGTATGGCGATCCTTTTGCTGAATCTTTACTACTGACTAAGTTAAAAAAAATGCAAGAAGAGTGCGGACTAGAATTAAATCCTACATATGCTTTTGCAAGAGTTTATACTTATTTAGCAACGTTAGACAAACATAAAGATAGACCCTCTTGTGAAATATCAGTAACAGTTATGATAGGTTCATCAGGAGAAAAATGGCCAATCTATATGGATGGAAAAGAATTAAATTTAAACCCAGGCGATGCTGCAATTTACTTGGGATGTGAAGTTGAACATTGGAGAGAAGAGTTTAAGGGAGATTGGCATAGTCAAGTTTTCTTGCACTATGTTGATAAAAATGGTCCTTATGCGAGTCATATAGCAGACGGAAGATCTTTTTGGGGAGTAGGTAAAGGAAGATAATATGTATATAAAAATGAATAATAAAAATGAAGGAGAAATGGTTTTTTCTTGGAAAGAAATTTGGACTTTAATTAAAAAAAGAAAACTTACTTTTGGTCAAGATTTTTTAGATCAACTTATTGTTTCCCTTTTAAAAATAAAGGCAAAAAGTAATATAAAAAAAACCAATGAGTGAGACAAGTATCAATAAATATATTGAAAAAGAAATTAATATACCAATATTTTTTTCAGAGTGTTCTATTGATATTACAGACACTAAAGATTATTTTATTTCAAAAATTGAAGAAAGTATTAACAGTAAAGAAAATAATAATCATAAGACCAATGTAAAAGGGAAAATGACACCGTGGAATTTTTTTGTAAATGATAAAAATTTTCAAAAAATACTTGATAAGGGAGTTGGACAAATAAGTAAATTTATTAAATTAAAAAAATCTTATTTAAAAGATGCTTGGGGAATTAAAATTGAAAAAGGTAATGAAACACTTTTTCACAATCATGCTGAATGTCAATTTTCAGGAATATTATATTTAAATAATACTGAATTACCTATATATTTTCCACAATTAAATATTAATATTGTTCCTAAAATGGGTACTTTTTTACTTTTTTCAGCAATATTAAATCACGGAACAAATGTGAACAAATCAGAACAAGCAAAATATGCTATACCATTTAATTTTTATGAAGTAAAAACTTGGAATCAATAATGCTTAGTTTTAATACAATATACTAAGCTATATTTAATGAGTCAAATTAAAATAATAGACAATTTTTTAAATAAATCATACCATCTTCAAATGTTGGATTTGTTAAATGGCTTTGACTTTCCGTGGTACTATCAAGCTAACATCAGCAACGAAGGAAATAAAAACTCATTAAAAGAATTTGGTTTTAGTCATATTTTTGTAGACAAAAACGGTCCTAGACAATCTAATTTTTATTTTTTTATATATCCTTTTATTTTAAAGCTTCACAATGAATTAAATACTAATAAAATTTTAAGATGTAGGGCAGATATGACTGTAAATTCTGAAAGTGGGCATATACACGAATACCACAAAGATTATGACATACCTAATATAGCTACCGTATACTATGTTAATGATTCTGATGGTGATACTATTTTTAAAGATAGTAAAGAAAAAATAACACCAAAAGCTAACAGATTAATCATATTTGATGGATCTTTATTACATACAGGATCTTCACCAAAAAATAGTAAAACTAGAGTATTACTCAATTCTAACTTTGTTAGATAATCTATATTTAATAAGCCTGTAATGGTATAATACCGATATGCCATTAACAAAAGTACAGATAAGACCAGGATTTAACAAACAAGCTACGGAATCTGAGGCCATGGGTCAATGGTTCGATGGTGATTTTGTAAGATTTAGATATGGTCAACCTGAAAAGATAGGGGGTTGGACTTCTTTAGTATCAGGTAGCTATGCATCTATGGTTGGTGCAGCTAGAGATCAACACGTATGGTCAGATTTAGATGGCCGTAAGTATTCAGCCATTGGCACAGACAAATTATTAATTATTTATTATGAAGGTGCCTTTTATGATATTACACCTTTACAGACAGACAATTACTCTACTGGGTCAACCATAACAACGACCAACGGATCAACAACTGTTACTATTACAACATCAGGCGGTCATAACTTAATACCAGGAGATATTATAACTTTTGCTAATGCAGGTTCTTTTACTTCACCTGATACAGATTACACAGCTACAGATTTTGATGATGTTTTGTTTGAAGTTAAAACAGTACCTTCAGCAACTACCTTTACTATTCAAATGCCAACAGCGGAAACAGGAACAGGAGCAACTAATGATGGTACCTTAGATGTTCATCCGTATGAGCCTGTTGGTCCTTTAAATCAAACATACGGTTATGGTTGGGGTACAAGCACATGGTCAAGATTAACTTGGGGATCTGCATCAACTGCATCTACTGTTATTTTAGATCCTGCAAATTGGTCATTAGACAATTGGGGTCAAATTTTAATTGCGACTATTCATAATGGTAGATCTTTTACTTGGGACCCAACAAGTGGTTTAACAACTAGAGCTGTAAGAAATAATAATATGCCAAGTAGATCAGTAATGTCCATAGTATCTGATAGAGATAGACACCTAATTCATTTAGGTACAGAAACAATTATTGGTAATCCAGGTACACAAGATAAAATGTTCATTAGATTTTCAAATCAAGAGGATTATGATGTTTATGCACCTACTTCTGTTAATACTGCAGGTACATTTCAATTAGATGATGGCACGCAAATTATAGGAGCTTGTAAAGGTAAAGACTATATTATGATCTTTACAGATACAGCAACGTATAGATTAGACTTTGTCGGACCACCTTTTACATTTAGTATTCGTAAGGTAGCATCTAATGCAGGACTTATCGGTCAGCACGCTGCTGTGTATGCTAATGGTGCTATGTGGTGGATTGGGGCTACAGGCGGATTTTATGTTTATGATGGTACCGTGAAAGCAGTACCTTGTTTAGTAGAAGACTTTGTATTTACAACAAACGGAGCTGGAGATTTAGGATTAAATTATAATTCAGGAGATATAATATTTGCTGGCATAAATGAACTGTATTCAGAAGTAACTTGGTTTTATCCTAAAAATGGTTCTACACAAATTGATAGAGCGGTAACATATAATTATGCAGAGAATGTTTGGACTACAAGCTCATTAGATAGAACAACTTGGGAAGGTTCAACAGTTTACGCTGCACCTTTTGCAACAAAATATAATTCATCTTCGGCACCTACTTATCCAACTGTTAATGGTGTGTCTAATGGTGCAACTATTTTATACCAACACGAAACAGGTTCAAACCAAGTTAATCCAGATGGTACTCAAACGGCTATTCCATGTTTTATACAATCAGGGGAATTTGATATTACAACAGATGGTGAAGGTCAAAACTTTATGAGTGTTTCTAGATTTTTACCAGATTTTAAATATTTAAGTGGAGATGCACAAGTTACTATCTTTATTAATAGATATCCTCAATCTACAGCTACATCTTCACCATTAGGGCCTTTTACTGTTACGTCTTCTACAACTAAGGTGGATACTAGAGCGAGGGGCAGATTAGCTGCTGTTAAGATAGCTACAGATGGCCTTGATGAAACATGGAGATATGGTACATTCAGATTTGATGTTAGACCTGATGGTAGAAGATAATGGCAAAAATAACAGTATATATTCCAGACCCTAAAGATACATATCAGCCCGACAATCAAAGACAGATTGTAGCTGCAATCGACACATTAAAAAATCAACTTAACTTTTCTTTTCAAGAAGACTTGAAACAAGAAGTTGAACGAATGAATTGGTATTTAAGATAATGTCTTGTAATAATGTAAATATAGAACCTACAGTTATTGGTGGTGGAGATGGCTCTACTGCTTATGATGCATTTGGTAGATTAAGGGTTTCTAATCCCTTAACTATATTTGATTCTAAAAATGTAATGTCAAAAAATACATTATTTGATGAATCATTATCAGGATCTGGTGGAGTTACTTATACAGCTAATAAATCTACAGTTAATTTAAATGTAACAGAAGTATCAGGTGATAAAGTTATAAGACAATCTAAAAGAGTAATGTCTTATCAACCAGGTAAATCATTATTAAATTTAAATACCTTTGTTATGAATACATTGACAGCTAATCTTAAACAAAAGATTGGTATGTTTGATGCTAATAATGGAATATTCTTTTATGCTGATGGTACTACACTTAAAATAGTTAGACGTACTTATGTAACAGGTTCACCAGCAGATACTGAAATATTACAATCTGCTTGGAATGGAGATAAATTAGATGGAACAGGAGCATCGGGTTATACATTAAATCCAACATTAGCTACAATTATGTTTATGGATTTTGAATGGTTAGGTATGGGAAGTGTTAGAGTTGGTTTTGTAATAGATGGTAAA